TCCTTGGCAAGTACAAAAGCCAGGAGGATCTGGTCGAGGGCTACAAGAACCTGCAGCGTGAGAATGCACGGCTGCGTGATGGCGACGAGGAGGAGCCTGAGGCTGGCGACGAGTCAGACGATGATGACGACGATGATGATGAAGAGTCTCCTATCTCTGAGGAGGAGGGGATGCGGATTCGTGACAGCGTCTTCAAGCAAGCTGGCGGCCAAGAGAAGCTTCAAGCGTTGCTGGGTTGGGCCAGCCAGAACTTGGATGAATCTCGAATTGAAACCTTCAACAGCACGCTGAACACAGGCGATGAGTCAGCGATCATGGCTCAGGTGAAGGGCATTCAATATGACTACATGATGGCGACGGGCTATGAGCCCAAGCTGACTGGTGGTCGTGCTCCAACCAATGATGTCCGTGGGTTTGCGTCAGAAGCGCAGGTGATTGCAGCGATGCAGGATCCTCGTTACGGGAACGATCCGGCGTACATCAAAGAAGTTGAGCAACGCATTGCAGTCAGCAATGTGTTTAACCAGCGTTGACTTTGTTGTAAGAATGGGAGCAGATTCAACACCACAGAATCTGTTCCCTTAGCCGCACTGCGTACCTGAGGACAACAGAAGTGGGGATGCGTGATGCACCAGTTGGTCACTGTTCACATCAACAACAGTCCTGACAAATGGCTGCCCCTTCACTAAATCTTTCCAACCCCGGCGTCATCAACGGCGACGGCGGAACTTGGGATAAGGACAACGCCTTATTCCTTCGTGTCTTCTCCGGCGAAGTGCTGACTGCTTTCAAGCGGGCCTGCATCTTCGAGGATCTGGTGCAAACCCGCACCATCCAGAACGGCCGCTCAGCACAGTTCCCTGTGACTGGTCGCTTCACTGCGAAGTATCACACTCCCGGCGAAATGATCGTCGGCCAGGGTGATATGGCGCAGAACGAGGTGATCATCCGCATTGATGATTACTTAATCGCCGACGCGAGTCTTTATTCATTGCAGGAAGCTAAGGCTCACTACGACATCCGTTCGATCTACTCAACCGAGTTGGGTCAAGCTCTTGCTCGTGAGCATGACAAGCGTCTGGCTCGCACGATTGCACTTGGTGCTCGTACTTCCACTTCTGACCTGACTGCAGACCTGCCTTCAGGCCTGAGCCCTGACGATCCGTACCGCACTGGTACTCAGATCGACATCAACAAAGCAACTCCTACTGCTGACGATCTCGTCGCCAGTGTGTTTGCTGCAGCCGAAGCCCTTGATTCCAAGGACGTTGGCAAAGAAGGACGCGTGCTGGTCTGCACCCCTGAGTCCTTCTATACGTTGATTCAAAGTTCACGCGCTGTGAACTATGACTTCAACCAGCAAGGAACCAATGGTTCCTATAAGGAAGGTCAGATCGCCAAGCTTGCTGGCTTCTCCATCTACAGCAGCAACAACCTTGCTCAAGGTTCTGTCACTGCTAAGAGTGGTGAGCAGGGCTACGTGAGCAACGGTGCCGTGAAGAAGTCAACGGCAGACATGACCAACACCAAGATGCTTGCATTCCAAAAGGGTGCAGCAGGTGTTGTGAAACTGCGTGACCTGAGCATGGGCATGACCGGCAACGATTACGACGTGATGTACAACGCCACGTTGATGACTGCCAAGTTTGCTCTTGGCGTTGGTTGCCTGCGTCCTGAGTGCTGCGTCGAAGTGATCAACTCTCTCTGATCTGGTTTCACCGGCAGAGGGGAATTAACTTAGGGGCAGCAATGCCCCTTTTTTCATGGCAACAACTATCAAGGTTGATGGCACCGTGGCCGACTGGACTTGGCAGGACGATCAGTTGCTTGACCCTGCTGCAGATGTTGACATCGTCGCTCTTAGTGATGACCTGACAGAGGGCTACCCATTGTCAGCACCAAAGGCACAAGCAGTACAAGTCTCCACTAAGAAGGCAACAGCATGACGGAACTCGAAGCCGTCAACACGGTGCTGGCAACTATTGGAGAAGCTGGAGTTACTAGCCTTTCCGATGATGTCAGCCAGGTCACTGACCAAGCGATGGCTCAACGCACATTGCAAGAGGTCAGTCGTGATGTGCAGTCAGAAGCATGGAGTTGGAACACTGACGAATCTGTTCAGATCAATCCAACTGCACAAGGAACATACGTTGTTCCTGGCAACACACTGACTGTCAACTTCTCCCCCAACACCTATCCCGACACGCAATACGTGATGCGGGGTCTGCGGGTGTATGACCGCGACAGCCAGCGATATGACTTTGGCTCAGTGATCGGCAACGCTCCGATCGTTGCTGCCAAAGTTGTATGCCAGCTGCCATGGGATGAGCTGCCTCATGCCGCTCAGCAGTACATCACTATTCGCAGCGCTCGAATCTTTTCTGATCGCTACACCGCCAGCTCCATTGTCTTCACCTACACGGTGGCAGATGAGGATCAAGCTCGGACGATGTTGATCCGATCAGAAGAGAACACCCTCAACAACAACTTGCTATGGGGCAATGACCGCGGGGCAACCCAAGGCATTGGCTACATCCCAGCAGGTGGCACCCGTTACCGAGTCCGCTAATGCCCCGCACTAAGTCGCAGTTCCGCAAGGGCAAGACACCTCGCCAAGCCAGCGCACCGATCCGTCGTGATCTGGATACGTTGATTCAAGGTGTCTCTCAGCAGCCACCCCACCTGCGTACAGCAGGCCAGGGCGCACGGCAGCTGAATGGTTGGTCGAGTCCAGTTGAGGGACTCACCAAGCGGAACGCGATGCGGTTGCAATCCAGGATCAGTGACACCCCCCTCACTGATTTCTATCTGGAGATGATGGACATCCAGACGGGGGAACAGTATTCAAATTTGATCAGGCCTGGTGCAGCAGATCAGACGTTGTTCGAGCTGCGCCGCAATGGCTTGACTCCAGCGATCAAAGTCCATGGCCCTGGCCTTGGCCTTGACGCAGAAGGCAGGGTCACTGCCGCTAAAGAGTCTTACCTCTACAACGATCCAGAGCATTACTACAAAAGGTATGCGCTGATCAGCAGTGGTCCGTTGGGCCTGATGCTCAACAGGGAGAAGGTGGTTGGTTATCTACCTTCCTCAGTGACAGCACAAACAGGCAAGGGCCTGGTGTTTATCAGAGCCGTTGCTTACAACGTCACCTACACGGTGAAGATCGACGGCAATCAGGTCGCGACCTACACAACACCAGACGCTGGTGATACCGACAACACGATCAGCACATCCCTGGTTGCATCAAACCTGCAGGGCCAGATCAACGGACAAGCTGGCTATACCGCAGTCGTTGAGCAGTACGTCATCTATGTCACCAAGGATGACAACACCAGCTTTGAGCTGACCATTGATGACGGCCGCAGTGGAGAGCTGGCCAATGCTTTCACCGACAAGGTGCAGACCCTGGCCAACCTGCCGGTCATTGCATCTAATGGCTACATCGTTGAGGTTGAAAGCGATCCATCGACAACGGTTGATAACCGCTGGCTGAAGTTCAACACCTTCAATGGTGGAGCATTGGGCGAAGGTGCATGGCAGGAGACGGTGAAGCCAGGGATCAGCTACCAGCTTGACCCCAACACCATGCCGCTGATCATCTTTAGGGCAGCAGAGAATGTGTTCTTCATTGGTCCCGCTGATGGAGCAGCAGAGACACAGACCGTTGATGGCCAGACGTACAACTACACCTTCCCGAAGTGGGGTGAGCGAACAGCTGGTGATGAAGAGTCGTCACCTGATCCAGAGTTTGTTGGCAAAAAGATTAGGGATCACACGCTGTTCCGCAGTCGCTACATCGTTGCAGCTGACGAGACGGTGCAGCTCAGCGAGACAGATGACATCTTCAATTTCTTCAATGACACGTCGCTTGCCGTGCAAGCAACAGATCCATTTGGATTACGTGGCACCAGTGAACGCAGCTCACCGATTGAATGGTTGATCCCGGTTGAGGACAGCATCCTTGCGTTCTCATCCACGTCACAGTTCCAAGTGCGTGCAGCTGATGCTGACGTGCTGACTCCTCTGACGGGTGAGATGTTCAGGCTCAGCAACCTAGAGATGAACCCCAACGTCAGACCGAAGCTGTCTGGTGCGCAGGTTCTATTTGCCACGGAATACTTTGGCTATACCCATATCCGTGAGTTCAACTTCTACAACCAGCGAAACACCAAGCTGGGTCTGAACTTAGGCAGCAGTTTGGATGTGACCAACTATGTGCCGAAGTACATCCAAGGGTCTATCAGCCATTGGGACATCGGCCAGAACATTGACGCTGCCTTCATCGTTTCACCAACAAACAAGAAAGAGGCTTTTGTCTACAAGTATTTGTGGCAGACAGGAGAGGTTGGGCAGCAGAAGATCCAACGGAGCTGGAGTAAATGGCAGTTCAACCAAGAGATCCAGTGGGTGAAGTTCATGGACAACCAGCTCTACATGCTGGTGACTGACAGCACAGGGACGTACTTCTGCTTGCAGTTGAACGATGAGATCGAGGTGCAGGCCACACCGCAGATCCATCTGGACAGGCTGCTGCAATATCCAGCCACAGTATTTGCAACGCCAACCAATACCGTGACAGCGGCGTATGACGCTGCCACTGACAAGACGACATTCACCATTCCGTACACACCAGCGGAGAAGACGGTGGCGGTGGTGCGCTTTACCAATGCTGACTACCAGGGGCTGAAGCTTGGGGAGACAACCAACACAACGTTGGTGTGTGATTCACCTGGGGACTGGACTGGTTATGCGGTGGCGTTTGGTGAGCCGTATCAGTTTGAGTATGAGTTCAACACTGGCTTTGTTCCTGATACGAATGAATCAGGAAGCAGACGGATTGGTCAGCTCGCTGGTCGAACGCAGATCTTGCGATGGACGGTGAATCATGTTGACACCGGAGCTTATACATTGCGGGTCAAGCGAGAGAACCGGAGCAATGACACAGTCGTGAACTTCCGAGCACGCGTCCTTGATGTGATGAACAGCACTCTTGACAAGAGCGACATGTCGTTGGAGAGCGGAAGTATCACTGCTCCCGTTTGCAGTCAGAACGACAAGTGTTCAGTGATTGTTGAGTCGGACTCCTGGCTACCACTCACTGTCACTAGCGCGTCATGGAAGGGCGTTTACAGTGACAGAGAGAAGCCTGCGTGAATCATGCCCTGGGGAGCTATTGCATCGGCTGGTCTTGGCCTCGTCAGCGGCATCATGGGAGGAGCGCAACAGCGATCAGCTGCTGATGCGCAGAACAAAGAGCAAGAGAGAATAGCTAAAGCTCAACTTGAGCGAGATACAAAAGAGTGGGAGCTTAACTATGCACAATCTTTGTCTGATTATGCATGGCAGCTAGCGAATACAGAAGCAGCTAGATACCAGGATCGAGTTAAGCAGGCTGACTACGAAGCCCAGCAAGGACGAATCATTGACGCTGCAATGCTCAACCTTGAGCTGAACAGTCAAGCGTTGATGGATCAATACATCGTCAGTGAAAAGCTGCGGGCTACCCAAGTCACGAACGAACTGCAGGACAACCTGGCAGCCGAGCAGGTTACCTATGACGACACGATGATGCGCATTGGCAACGATGCCAGGAATGCAATCTTGTCAAGCACAAGAGATGTTGAGGCTTATATGAATTCAGTGAAGACCCGAGGGCTGCAGGCAGATGCACTGCTGAGTAAGAAGCAGAACGAGGGTCAGGCTATTCAAGAGCAAATCGTGATCGGTGAGCAGCTGGATACTCTTCAGCGTGATGCTCAGTACATCACGGCCCTGGTTGAGGGAGCAGACCGAAAGGCAGGATCACTCGCCAGACAAGGCGGAAGCAACAGCTCTAGGCGTGTGGCAATGGACAGCATGAAAGCATTTGGCCGCAGCTATGGCTTGCTCAAAACTGAACAGAAGAACCGACGAAGACAGCTCAACAACTACAACGCATCACTCAGCGGTGAGTCTGCATCGGAGATGGCACAGATCGCAGCTGGCATAGAGCGTGAAGCCAACGCAATTAAATACACCAAGGGCGCAACTGCCATAACGATGGACAGCCTGCGAGGCCAGGCCACAACTGCGTTGGGTAAATACCAACTGCAGACTGGATCGTTGATGCGCAACTTCAACCAACTGACCAAGCCCGGCTTTGCCTTGGCACAACGCCAGGGTCAACGTGAATACACAGCATTGCTTGAGGGTGCGAAGAACACGATTGCGGGTGCTTCAACGCCGTATCGCGACGCAATCATCTTCGATCCGCTGGAGCCTATTGCTGGATTGAAGCCAGAGAAGATGTTGACGACGAAGGTGGCCAAGCCAAGCTGGGGTTCAATCTTGGCAGGGTCAGCAGTGCAGGCTGCTCAAGGTGCAATGAGCATGAGCTATACAAAGGCTGATGGATCGCTAGGCTTCCGTTGATATACTGTTGACAGTTGTCAACATGGTTAATGTCAAAGCTTTCCGGACAGGAGCTAGTCGATTACGTCGCAGCAAATCCAGGGTTGGATATGCCGACCATGCTCACCAACGCTGGTTACGTCGCCATCCGCAATGGCAAGGCCAGCCTCAAAAAGACTGAGTTCTTTACTGCTCTCTCTGCTGCTCAAGGTCTGACGATTGGTGACACCCACGCCCCTGGCACTGGGCACCGTCAACCCAGCTATCAAGTCAAAGCCAGCAGCCGTGGCGTCATCCCATTGAGCAGCTGCTACGCCGAGATGATTGACGTGCAGCCTGGTGAATACGTGAAGGTTGAGCAGGAAGATGACTGCCTCATCCTCACCAAAGTCATGGCTGCTGCCGCGTAGCCACGCTGCCAGCCAATAAACCCAATACCGCACCAAGGCTGGTGTTGACGAAGGTGTCGAACCTATCCCCTAAGGACGGGCAAACATCATGCACCATGTCAGGACTGACCTGGGCGCAGATGTGTACGCCATACGTGAACAAAGCGGCCTGCCATGCCAGCAGGCCAGCTAACAACCACAGAAGAAACTGCTCACGTCTTCTCATTGAGCAGCCTCTCAACCCTCTCTTCCAACACTGAAATCCTTTTAGACATAGTGTCAGCGAGATAGTGATTGACATCCTGTTGAGTCATGATGTCTTCCGTCTGCTCCCTTGTCTTCACCTGATCGGTATAGACATAGCCAGTCAGCGCAGCCTTAAAGACTTCGTTCGTCCACTCGTTGTAGAGGGCGTTGTAGGTCCAGATGATGTACCCGTTGCCATCAGGCAGGTCTTCCTTGATCTGAAACCCGTCGCCGGGTTTTGCAGGAAAGTCAGGTGTGCGGGCGTCGATCATGGTCATTTGGAATACCTCTTAAGGGCTGCCTCGAAATCGTCAGCTTTTTGCTGACGTTCGCTAGCGGTGTGATCAGCAACCCTCTGGTCGTGAGTTGCGATCTGCTTGGCCATAGCTCGGATTTCATCTGCATTATTGGCGACCTGTCCAGAGCCAACAGAGAATCCATCACTCGTCGCAGGTATGACATTGTTTGATTTCACCACCACCGAACTGCCTTCGCTGTTCTTCAGCTGCGCTGATGTCTGGATGTAAGCGTTGATGTCTGGGAACTCCACATCAGGAGCATTCCC